GATTTCAATACAACAAAAGAAAATATTGAGTTATTCAAAAAAGACCAAGATTATTTTGATGAATTTGTAGTATCTTATTCAAAAACAAAGGCTCAAAATAATGAAATAATTGAAAAGTCATTCAGAATTGACAATGAATTTGAGTTAATTGATGTAGAATTGATTTCAACTAAAAAATATGATTTTGATAAGACTTTTGAAGTTAATTACGAAATTGAAGATGATACTCATTTTTTAGAATTAAAAACTTCTAAAGGTTCTAATTATGATATTTTAAAAATTGTTTATAAAGGATAATATTTTGGTAGATTTCAAAGAACTAATCAAAAACAAAGAAATTGAAGATGTATTACCTGAAAAACAAGAAATTGAAGAAACTAAGTCTTTAAATGAAAAAATGATGGCATTAAATGATATTATCGACTATATTTCAGATCTTGGAATTAAATATAAAAATCTTGAATTTATTAAAAATGGAGTTCAAATTATCTTCTTTACTGAAAAAGGAGCAAAATCTTGTCAAGAAGAATTAAAAATTCCAAACATTTTAAAATATTATTCAGTTTCTTATATTGGTAAAATATTGTCTATTATTAAAATATAATAAAAAATATTGTAAATAACAGAATTAGAATAGTTCTTTTTCTGTTATAATTTTAAATTCCCAACCTTTCTTTTTTGCAAAATTTCTTGCAGCATCCCACTTTGCTTGATTTACTAAATAAGTTTTATAAGCTTGAATAAAACTTTTACTTCCAGATTTACTTTTAGGTTTTTTAGGTGGAATTGTTTGTGAATATGGTTTGATTTCAACTAAAAATACTTTATTCTTTTTGTTTTTGACTATAAAATCAACATAATATCTATGAACTTTATTATCAATCGGCGAAATATAAGGAATAACAACTCCTTCTGAATTTGCTAAAATTATCTCAGGATTTAAATCTGCATATTTTAAAAATTTCAACTCATATGAAGACCTGTATTTTATTGCTTTTTCATTTAAGTCAAATGTCTTTGTAATAATCCATTTTTTAGGATTTTTCGGTTCGTAAATTCCTTGCTTATATTTTGCCATTTTGATTTTTCATCTTTGATTTACTTAATTTTTTGGTATTCAATATTATTAAAATGTATTTTTATATCTTCTAAAAAGTCTTCAATACTGCTAAATCTTTGAACTTTTATTTCTTTATCTTGAATTGAAGTTCGTCCTAAACAAAATATTTCAATTAAAAAATCATATAAGTCATAAAATTTTAATGAATTATTTTTATCTTCTGATGTTATTTTTAACTCTGGCTTTGTATAGATTAACTTTAAATTGAAAATATTACCTTCAAAATCTTCAATCTTAACTTTATATATCATCTTTTTCTCCTGCTTCGTTTATTTTTTCTATTTTTAGTGTTTTTAGTTTTAAATTTTTTAGTCGCATAACTCCAAGCTTGTTCTGGTGTAATTCCAATAAAGTCTTCGGTTTTCAATTCAATTGCTTTTTGGAATAAGTAAGGTTCCACAATTGCACCTGATGTTGATATCCTATCATTTATATACAATCTTATAACAGGACCAAGACCTTTTATAATTTTCTTTACATCTTGATACGATAATTTTATTTTCTTCCCTGACTTGATATTTTGCTTGTTTATCTTAAATATAAAATCAATCAAAGTTTTTCTGAACTTTATCGGTGTCCAGTGAAAATTCAATCCTAATGTATATTTTTTACCTGTTCTTAAAACAATTATCATAGGATTTTTATCAAATGGAGATTTTTTATCTTTTGCATCGTAAGAAAAGAAAATCATTTGACCTGGATAAAAATATTTGTAATAATTACTTTTAAGATCTTTTACAGGTTTTGCTTGTATTTCTTCAAGGTCTTTTTTCATTCTTTTATAAGAAATTTTTGGAAATAAATTTTTCATTATGCTATTAACCTTTTAAAATCTTTTAAAAATATTTATAATTTTGAAGATAGTTTTCAAACTAAAAATAAGTTGGAATAAAAAATAAAATAAAACTTAAAATAATAATCTTTATATATAAAAACTTTTAAAAAAATAATAATAACTTATTAATTAATCCCTATTTAATCATTTTCTAATTAAAAATAAATAAAATTTAAAAGGATATTAAAATATGTTTAAAGCAAAAGCAACAAAAACAATTTCTTTAAATAATGAAATTATCAAAATTTTAGAAGATGTTAAATACGATGATTCTTTTGAAGCAATTAAAATGTTTCCTGACTTATTTGAAAAAGTAAGTGATAAACAAATGTTATTTGATAATTCTTCAGTAACAGAAAGTTCAATCAAAGAAGTTGAACCTAAAATTGAACCTGAAGTTGATAAAAATATATCAAATAGACGAACAACTTCAAGAAATAGAAATAAAAATAAAGGTAGAAAATGAGTCTTTTAGAAGCAAAAGAAATAGTAAAAAATGCAATCAACGGAGAATTTTCTGAATTTAGAGATAATGTTAAACAATATATCCAACAAAAAATTCAGAACAATCCAAGATTTAGAGAATTAGATAGCAAATCTCAAAAATTATCAAACTTAGAAGGAATTTTCAGAAAAATTCAAGGAGAATAAAAGTGGAAAATCAGAGAACTCAAATGAAACTTATACTTGAGAGTCCTGTTTATCTTTCTGGCGAAGTTAAAGAAACAATAAATGAGTCGACTGGTGTTGCTGATATCGGTTATTATGTCTCAGGAATTTTTTCAACACCAGAAAAGAAAAACAGAAACGGAAGAGTATATCCTAAAAAAATTTGGCAAAGAGCAGTTGAGTCTTTTAATAAAAAGTTACAAGAAAAATCATTTGATACATTAGGTGAGTATCAACATCCTCCAAGATCTTCAGTTGACTTAATGGAAGCAGTTATTTCAATTAAAGAATTGAAGATTGACGAAAACGGAAATGTTATAGGAACTGCAAAGATTCTTGATGATGGGACAATGAAAACTCAAAAATTAAAAGCACTTATTAAAGAAGGTTATAAGATTCCTGTGTCTTCGAGAGGACTCGGAAAAGTTAACGAGTCTGGAGTAGTAGAAGACTTTGAACTTATTACTTATGATGTTGTTGATACTCCTTCTGATTACAATGCATATCTTGATGGTAAAATTGCAAACGAAGGTTATACATTTGAAAATGGAATTCTTCAAGATAAAGAATTTGAAATTACTTGTGAAGGTAACATAGTTGAATGTTCTTTATCTAAGAACAAAGAAAAATATAAAAAGATGGTTTCAGAAGGTAAGTCTGAAAATGTTATTGAAGAACTTGTAGAAAAAGCAATCTCAAAAACAACTTCAAAAGAAGAACTTAAAGAATCACTTTTAAAAATACTTAAATCTGATATCTTTGGAAAATCGTCTGAGATACCTGTTGAGATCCCGTCTGAAAAAATCGTTGAAAAATCTTTTAAAGAAGAAACAAAAGAAATAATTATCGAGTCAAAATTAGAAAAACAAATAAAAAATATTTTAAAAGAATTATAATATATAAAAACTTTAAAATTACTTAAAAATATCCAAAAGTTATAAATAATTTCAAATATAAAAAATAGGAGTTTTAAATGAATATTGTAGAACCTACTTGGTTGAGTACAAAAGTAAATGCTCAAAATATTGCTGAACTTGTAAAAGCAATAAATGAAATGACAGAAACAATTGCAACATTTAATGGTGCTGTAAATATGACTGCATTACCGACATCAGATCCTGGAGTTGCAGGTCAATTATATAAAGATAGTTCAGGTAATGTTAAAGTTTCAGGTTAATAACTTGAACTTAACAAATTTATAAGGAGAAGATAAAATGACACACTTATTTGAAAGTTTAGATATTTCTGAAAGTCTTAGAGAAGAACTTCAAGAAAAAATCGAAGAAAGAATTCAAGAAGAAGCGGTAGAACTTGCTGAAAGAGTTTTCAATGAAAAAAGAGAAGAGGTTCTTCAAGATATGAGAGAATCTTATTTAAATGAAACTGCTGAAAAGTTAGACGACTATTTAAGTATAGTTGCTGAAGAATTTGCTGAAGAACTTGCAGAACTTAAAGAAGAGGAAGTTAAACAAAAACAACTTGATTCAGTTATTGAAGGTGTTGGTGCTGTTTTAACTGCTGCTGGAATTGACATTGCAAGTATTGTTAAAATTGCTGAAGACGGAGTTGGTTCAGTTGGTTCAGTAAGCGAAGAATATGATAGAGAAATTTCTGAAGAACTTGCAGAAACAAAAACAAGAGCATCAGAATTAGTAAATGAAAAAATCAAATTACAAAAAGAAAAAGAAGCTTTAATCAAAGTTGGTTTAGTTACTGAAACTGCTCTTGAAGAAGGTTTAAGTTTAATGCAAATTGAAAAACTAAAAAGAATTGCTGCAAGTTTAGACGAAAGTTTAAGTCTTGAAGAATTCAATGAAAAAATCGAAGAATTTGCAAAAGACATCGTTGGAGATACAAGAATTGAAAAACCTGAAAGAAGTCAAAGAATTCAAGAAAGCAGAAGAAAAAATACTTTTATTCCAAGTCACTTGATTTAATCCTTTAAAGATTAAGTCTTTTTCTTGGCTTTAATAATATAGATAGAATAAATAATTTTAAATCAAAAAATAGGAGATAATAAAATGACAAGTTTAGTTGAAAAATACGAAAGAATAATTGAGTCAAAAAAGTACCCAGTTATTACTGAAGCAGAAAAAAGTAATGTTGCACTTGTTTTAGAAAATACTCAAAAACATTTAGCGACTTTGGCAGAAAGCACTGTTGCATCTGATATTCAACCTTTTGAGCCGTTGATTGCACCAGTTGTAAGAAGAGTAATGCCACATTTAATTGCAAATGAAATTATGGGTGTTCAACCTGTTGATAGACCGAATGGTTATGTATTCAGTATCCATTTCAGATATACAGGAAAAGGTAAAGATGCTGCTGATAGAACAGGAAACAGAATTAATCCAGTTGCTGGTGGACAAATTGTAAAAGTTAAAGATCAAATCTTTGCTGTTGGAGATGTTGTATCTGTTGATGGTGTTCAAGCAAATGTTGTTTATCTTGAAAGAGATTTAATCTTAATCGATGCAAAAATTGCTGCTGCAGGAAAAACAATCAAAGACAGTACTCAAAACACTGAAACAACTGTTGTTGCAACTTATTCAAATGAATTAAGTTTTAGAAAAGTACTTAGAGAATATACTGGGCCATTACCTACTGATAAAGCTGAGTTACTTGGTTATGATATGGCAGAAATCGGGTTCGAAGTTAAAAGAGTTCCTGTTGATGTTAAATCAAGAAAACTAAAAGCAGAATACACAGTTGAGATGTATCAAGATTTAAAAGCATTATTTGGAATGTCTGCTGACGAAGAACTAATTAATATGATGAGTCTTGAAGTTACTCAAGAAATAAACAGAGAGTTAGTTGAAAAAGTTAATTCTTGGTGTGCTGTATCAAGCGATTTCCATGTTGGTGGAAGTAATGCAAGTGGTTCTCAAAGATATGAAATGGAAAACATTGCTCACCTTGGATTGAAAATTCTTAACGAAAGTAGAGAAATTGCAAGATGGACGAGAAGAGGAGCAGGTAATGTTCTTATTGTTTCACCAAGAGTTGCTACTATGTTACAAACTTTAAAAGGATTCGTT